TAGTGTCATTTTTCTCCTTTGTTTATTAACCTTTATGTATCTATATATAGTATATAAAAGATTTGACAAGCATTTAGATTAGCTGTAAAACCTAGCAAAACAAATGAAAGAATATTTTAAAAATTTCAATGGTGGTCAAGGATTAGACCATTGGAGTCCTTCTTCAAGCCAAAACTTTACAAAGTTTGTGTTGAATTACTCTCTGCCTCAAGAATTAAGACGACTATTCTTGATCAGATATAAAGCTCCTTTCGGTAATTTAGTTAATAACACAACACAAAGATTAACTTGTGAGGTTTTGTTTGAGGGGGATAAAAAGATTACCCTCAAGAACAAAAATTATGACGATATATTTCAGCAAGAGTTAGAAGAAATAAATAAGAACACACCACCAGTAGATCCTAAAGATAAACTAGCAAGAGAGCTTATGATTAGCTTTGCACACCCAACAATTAATAATATGCAAAAAGCTGTCAAAGAAATATTTGGTAACGAAAAGTTAGTCGCTGAAAGATATGTGTCCGCCAAACATAAAGATATGGTCATAGATATTATTGGTCGTATAGATTATGAAAGTAATAACAAGATAGGCGAAGCAAAAACAAAACCACCTACAATAAAAAAGAAGAGAGGCAAAGATGAATACTACATGGCATCAACGCAGCTTCCAACAGAACCTGATCCAACACATATAAGTCAAGTTGCTTTTTATTATCATTGCACAAAAAGAAAACCTTTTTTATTTTATGTAAATGAAAACGAATACAAAATCTTTGATAACACAAACGATATGTTAAGTAATGATTATTTAGAATACCAATATAATTTACTTACACAAAGACTTAAAGCATGGGAGCAACTAATTATATTCTGTAAAGGTAATATTCAAAAGCTATCTTCCTTTGCAGAACCACCAGAATTAAATCACCCTTATCATTATAGGGATTTAATAGACGATCAAAAAAAACAAATCAGACAACTATGGGGGATAAACGCATGACACAAAAAAGTGTAAGAACCTGCACTCATTCAAAGGAAGGTTTACTTGAAGGTAAATGTATTGAGTGTGATACATGGGATGAAATAAATAAACATTTCAAACCTGATTATATTACTAAAGATGATGGTAGTAAATCAAAACATAAATTCTTAACAATACGTTCAACTACTTTTGACTATTATAAAGATAAATTGAAAGGAAAAAACGCATGAAAAAAAATATGGAAATATGGAATGTTTTAAATAAAACAAATCCAAATTTTACTAAACCTTTGCCTGGATATGGTGGTAAAAAATTAACTACTATTGATCCTATGTATCAAATACAAATGATGACAGAAATGTTTGGACCAGTAGGAAAAGGTTGGAAATATAATGTTGAATATAAATATCAAGATGGATTAGTATTTGCAGAAGTTTGTGTTCAATATTATCAAGATCATAAATGGTATGAGTATGGACCAGTATGTTCAGTACAAAATTTATCTAAAAAGAATGGTGGATTAGATGATGAAGCACCAAAAAAAGCTATGACAGATGCAATGACAAAAGCATTTAGTCATTTAGGTATGAGTGCTGATGTATTTTTAGGTAAGTTTGATGATAGTAAATACGTTGAAAATTTAGAAAAAGAGTTTGCAACAAAAGTAGTAGAAATTCCAAAGAAAAAACAAAATGGAAAAAAGAATATTAAACTGGACATGGATCAGTTTGATATGAATCAAATAAGAGAAGCCATAAAAAAAATAAATGGTTTAAAAGCTCTTCGTGATTTTAAAAATAAAAACCCAGAGTTATTTGATTCTAATAATATGTCTTTACGAGAATACAGAACCATAGGTGATCTATGGCAAACTCGTTTGACACAACTTAACCAAGAAGGAGTAAACTAAATGAGCGATACTAATAACTTATACATTAAGCTCGTAAGAAACGAAAAAAGAGAAAGCAAAGAACAACCAATGTTTGTTGCACCACCCAATATTGAGGCACAAAAACAAGGTAAAAATTGGACAAAGGGTACTAAGATAGGTGATACTTGGTATAACCAATGTGCTTTTGAAGAATTTGATGAAGAAGGAAATCCAACAGGGGGAATTACTGTTAGATTAACACCATCAAATACTGGTTCAGCATCTGCAAAGCCGAGAGGACCGCAATCATCTTTTGCACCGAGTAAGTTTGCAAAAGGTCAAGGATCAGGATATAACAAACCTAACTACAAATATTAATTTGTAGTTTATGGTGTGGCGGAAGTTTTTTTCAGAGCAGCGAATCATATTGTCATTCTCTTTTCTGACAATGCTCCCTCTTTATTTGTTTTCTTTCGCCATACCTTTAAATAAATGACACTTGGATTTGGCATAGGTATGTTTGTTTATAATATGATTTGTCTTATGATAGGTCTTACCATTGCATACTACATAATAAAAAACTTAAAATGAAAATCACAGACATAGATAAGGAAATAAAAAAGAGGATTGTAGCTGATAGACAAAAAGAATATGGCGATTACCAATACAATTTTACTATACTTGCAGAGCTTTTTACCTTAATATTAGCACCCAATTTGAAAAAAAAATTAAAGCCATACC